AGGCATTATCGACTTAGTTGATACTTGGGCAGAAACATACCAAGGGGCTTACGAGCAGATCAAAAGCTATCCTAAAGACTTTCACTTAGCCACAGACCCAGTTAAGTACATCACAAGCGTCAAAGCCTTTGTAAAGGACATTCGTGACGAATTGCCTAAAGACACAGAGTTACAGAACATCATTGACGAGATTGCCGGTTTACTTGATTCAACCTTATATAAACTAAAGGCGTTCAAATGAATAAGCCTGGACTCTACGCCAATATTCTTGCAAAACAAGAACGCATCAAAGCAGGCAGCGGTGAGAAGATGAGAAAGCCAGGTGATCCAGGCGCACCCACGGCTAAAGACTTTAAAGAATCAGCCAAGACTGCCAAGGACAATAAGAAATGACAGCGGCTTGGCAACGCAAAGAGGGAAAGAACCCTGCTGGCGGTCTAAATGCCAAGGGTCGAGCAAGTGCCAAAGAAGAAGGCATGAACCTCAAGCCACCAGTTAAGTCAGGTGATAACCCAAGGCGAGCCAGTTTCTTAGCACGAATGGGCAATATGCCAGGGCCAATGGAAAAAGACGGCAAACCGACCAGACTAGCCCTAGCCTTAAAAGCATGGGGCGCATCAAGCAAAGAAGATGCAAGGGCAAAAGCTAAGAATATCAGCGAACGCAATAAGTAAGCTAAACTCAACCAATCTTAAATCTAAGACCATTGAGAAAAGATATGGCAATTGAAAAACAATCTAAGGCTATCAAAGGCGGCAGAAGGGAAAACGCAGGCAGACCTGTTGGTATTCCTAACAAAAGCACAACTAAAGCTAGAGAGGCTATAGCGGCTTTTGTAGACGGTAATTCAGACAAACTTCAGCTATGGCTAGATCAAATAGCAATTGATGAAAGATATGGCCCAAAGACAGCGTTTGAATGTTTCATGGCTGTAGCTGAATACCATGTACCTAAACTTGCACGAACCGAACATACTGGCGCTAACGATGGCCCGATTGAACTGGTGGTCAAGTGGCAAGACGGGAAGTAACGCTGCCCTACTCCCCAAGGGGTGCGTTCAAGCCATTCCACAACCGCACCGAACGTTGGGCTTGCCTTGTTGCACACCGACGAGCTGGCAAGACAGTCGCAGCCATTAACGACATTGTTCGGGCTGCACTCATGTGCAAAAGCACAAACCCCCTATTTGCTTACATTGCGCCATTCCGCAGCCAGGCTAAGTCTGTGGCTTGGGACTATCTGAAACACTTTGCAGCGCCTGTACTTGCGTCATCCAACGAGGCCGAGCTAACCATTGAGCTTATAACTGGCGGCAAGATACGCTTGTTTGGGGCTGACAATGCAGATGCAATGCGTGGACTAGGCTTTGATGGCGTGTTTATGGACGAGTATGGTGACTTCAGACCTAGCGTATGGGGTAACGTCATTCGACCTACATTGTCAGACAAGCAGGGATGGGCTGTGTTCGCTGGTACGCCAAAGGGAAAGAACCAGTTTTGGCAGATATTTGAAACAGCAAAGAAAACGCCTGACGAGTGGTTTCACCTTGTCTTAAAGGCTAGTGAGTCTGGGTTATTGCCTGACACAGAGCTACGGGCAGCTGCCGCACAGATCAGCGATGACCAGTTCCTACAAGAGTACGAGTGTTCATTTGAGGCGGCTATCCTCGGTGCTTACTATGGCGAGGATTTACGCAAGATTACAGACGCTGGTCAGATTAGGCGTGTTGATTACGATCCGCACTTACCGACTTACACGGCTTGGGACTTGGGCTACCGTGATGACACGGCTATTTGGTGGTATCAAGTCATCCGCAACGAAATACACATCATTGATTATTTTGCAATAAGTGGTGCAAACATTGCAGAAATAGCTAAAATAGTCGTAGAAAAGCCGTATAAATACGCAAAACATTACCTACCGCACGATGCAAGGGCAAAAACACTAGCAGCAGCGGGTAAGTCAGTTATTGAGCAATTGAGTGAGTATCTAGGCATCAACAATATGGCGATTGTGCCTGACTTGTCGGTGCAAGACGGGATTCAGGCGGTGCGTCAAATGCTGCCAATGTGTTGGTTTGATAACGAACGAACGCACGATGGGCTAGAGGCACTACGGCAATATCAGCGGGAATACGACGAGGACAAAAAAGCATTTAGGCAAACACCACGGCACGATTGGACAAGCCACCCAGCTGACGCATTTAGGATGTTAGCGATTGCTTGGAGGTTAGAGCCTAGAGTTAAGCCACCAGACATAGAGAAGCCGTTAATTGTTGGGCCAGAGAACACAGTAACTTTAAATGATATGTGGGCAACCCACACAACTAACCGGAGTAGAAGATTATGAGCGGCGTACCTTATCCATATGCGTATCAATACGAACACGTTGCAGTTAGCCAAACGGCACAGGTCTTAGGCGGCACAGGCGCAACTGGTGACTACCTTCATCGTTTGCTATGTACCGTGTCTACAGCTGCGACTGGTAACGTCATTATTTTAGATGGCACAGGGTTTTCACACACGATTCAACCAGCTTCGCCAGGCTCAGGCATTGGTCAATACAACATTGAAATTAACGCTATCTCTCGCAATGGCCCGTGGAAAGTTACAACTGGCGCAGGGGTAGAAGTGTTAGCAATTGGCATTTTTAGCGCATGATCGTAGCGTCGGTTTTGCGGTCAGGCGGTGATTTCAAGCCTGAACACGTTTATGCGTTGCAAAAGATGTGCGCTAAGTATCTGCCACCGCATGAGTTTGTGTGTCTGTCAGACGTTGAGCTAGAGTGCAAAACCATCCCTTTGCTGCACGATTGGGTTGGTTGGTGGGCAAAGATGGAGTTGTTTCGGCTACCAAGTGCGCTGTACTTTGATCTTGACACGGTGCTAACTGGTGACTGTACGGCGATGATTGAGGCGGCAAAGCAGCACGATTTTGTAATTATGCGTGACGTTTACAGGGGTCAGTACAACCCGAAAGCCATGCAGTCGAGCATGATGTATTGGTCAAAACCTGTTGATTTGTACGACAAGTTTGCAGATTTACAGATGTACGCAGCTGGTGGCGATCAGTCTTATATCGAACACCATATGCGGGACAAAGTGACGTACTGGCAAGACATCGCAGATGGAATTGTGAGCTTTAAGGCTGATGTGCTACCAAAAGGGCTAGACGATGCCAAAGTGGTGATATTTCACGGTAAACCTAGACCGTGGGAACAAACAAGGATACCGTATGAAATTGGTTGAAGGCTGGCAAGTTCCCGATATTGACGAGTGCTGTTTGCCAGCAATCTTGTCTGAGCTGCCGGATTTGAATGTGAGCTATACCCACATGAACCAGTTTCGCACCGTCATTCAGGCAGGCGGCAACATCGGTGTTTATCCTGCAACGATGGCAGGGCAATTTGAGCGTGTCATTACAGTCGAGCCTGATACGGTTAATTATCAATATCTGCTATTGAATGTCGCAAGCCACGACAACATTGAGCATCATTGGGCAGCATTTGGTGACAAACACGGCACAGCGGCAGTCGATCATCCGTATCCTGAGAACATTGGGGCGCATCAGTTAAAGGCAGGCAACGATATTAAAGTTATGCCAATTGATGCCCTAGAGGTAGACGATTGCGACTTTATTCAACTAGACATTGAAGGTTACGAGCACCTGGCTATCTTGGGCGCTGAACAGACTATAAAGAGAACGTATCCAGTTATCACGCTTGAGCTGAAAGGCTTGGGCAGTCGCTATGGGTACACCGACGAGGACACAATCAATTTACTCCAAGATTGGGGCTATGAGATTGTCGGGCGGGTAAACCGTGACGTAATTTTTGCGAGAATGTAATGGAAGCACTTACAGGCGTTCAAAAGTGGCTAAATGTAATCAGCCAATACGACAATGAGTTTAAAAAGTGGGAAGGTCGCACACAAAAAATTGTTAAGCGTTATCGTGATGACAACCGCAATCAAAACACTAACGAAACCGCTAAATTTAATATTTTGTGGTCTAACGTACAGACGCTAATCCCTGCCGTATACGCTCGATTGCCAAAAGCAGACGTTGCAAGACGCTTTGGCGATAATGACCCAGTTGCTCGTGTTGCTAGTCAATTGATTGAACGTGCATTGGACTTTGAGATTGAGCATTACACCGATTTCAGATCAACAATGAAACACGCAGTTGAGGATCGGTTCTTAGGTGGTCGAGGCGTGGCATGGGTACGCTATGAGCCGCACGTTCGGACGCAAGACATCCCTGAAGATGGGCTGCAAGTGACCGAAGATGTGGATGAAGTTGACAGCGAAGGCCAACAAATCAAAACTGCAATGCTTGGCATTGATGGCGCTTTGGGTGAAGAAGTCGAGCCACAAGAAGAAATTGAATACGAGTGTGCGCCTACCGATTATGTGCATTGGAAGGACTTTGGTCATTCAGTTGCAAGAACATGGGAAGAAGTCACAAGCGTTTGGCGTTGGGTATACATGACAAAAGAAAGCCTTGCTGAACGATTTGGCGAGGAAATGGCTAAAAAGATACCTTTGGATGCAGGGCCGGAAACCAACAAACAGTATTCGACCCAATCTAAAGACTTTACAAGGGCTAAGATTTGCGAAATTTGGGACAAAGAAAGTGGCAAAGTGTATTGGATTAGCAAGAGTTGCCCAAACATTCTTGACGAGCGTGACGATCCGTTAGAGTTAGAAAACTTTTTTCCGTGTGCCAAACCCTTGTACGCCACAATGACGAGCGACACGCTTGTGCCTGTGCCAGACTTTGTACTGTATCAAGATCAAGCCACAGAGCTAGACATTCTGACTGACCGTATTGACGGGTTAGTTAAGGCGTTGCGTGTGCGTGGTGTATATGACGCATCACAACCTACCTTGCAGCGTCTTTTAACTGAAGGCGATAACAATACACTTATTCCTGTTGATAAGTGGATGGCGTTCTCTGAGAAAGGCGGTCTTAAAGGGTCAATTGACTTGCTGCCTTTGGATACCCTCTCAAATGCTCTGCTGCAATGCTATAGGGCAAGAGATGAAATCAAAAACCAAATCTATGAAATCACAGGTATTAGTGACATTGTTCGGGGACAGACAGCAGCTAGTGAAACCGCTACGGCACAACAGATTAAGGGTCAGTATGCAGGACTGCGCTTGCGCTCGATGCAAGAAGATGTTGCCCTGTTTGCGAGTGAATTATTCCAGTTAAAAGCACAAGTTATTTGCACTAAGTTTCAGCCCACAACGATCCTTATGTACGCTGCCGCACAAGGTATGCAGCCAGCAGATCAGGCGCTGATCCCGCAGGCGTTACAACTAATCCAAGACAAGCCATTACGTTCGTTCCGTATCCAAGTGGATTCAGATAGCTTGGTGCAGATCGACGAGAACCAAAACAAACGTGAGCGAGTAGAGTTCTTGCAAGCGATGGGTGGGTTCTTGACGCAAGCGTTGCCAATGGGTCAACAAGCGCCAGAGTTAGTGCCTATGTTGATTGAGCTGGTTAAGTTTGGTATCGGCGCATATAAGAAAGCCGCACCGATTGAAGGTGTAATCGACCAGGCTATGGAAGAACTTAAACAAAAGCAGCAAATGATGGCACAGCAGCCACCACCACCAAATCCAGAGGTAATCAAAATGGAATCTGAAGCGTCAATGAAACAGGCACAAATGCAATCAGAGGCAGCAATGAAACAAGCACAAATTGAATCAGAAACAGCAATGAAACAGGCAGAAATTGAAGCAGAGGATCGCAGAGCCAAACTTGATGCGTCAACCCGTATTATGGTTGCAAGGCTCTCTGCAAACCCTGGCGTTGACATCCCTTACCTTGAAGAACAAGTCCAGTCAGCAAAAAATTCCACAATGGAAATTGGTCAAGCTGTTTCTAATTCAATGCAACAAATGCAAATGGAATTGAATCAAAATATGTCTGCAACAATGCAGCAAATGCAACAAGTTCAGATGAATTTGGCAAACATGATTGCTCAAACTATGTCTAAAATTGATGGCGCGGTGAATGTGATGGCAGCACCAAAACGCATTGTGCGTGGCGCTGACGGTAAAGCAATCGGTGTGGAGGTCATTCAATAATGGCACTTGTTCTCGCAGATAGAGTTTTAGAAACGTCTACTAGCGAGGGCTTGGGCACGTTTGCTTTAGCTGGCGCACAGACGGGTTATCAAACATTCTCAAGTGGAATCGGCAACGGCAATACTTGTTATTACACAATTAACGGTCAAACTACCGAACAATGGGAAGTCGGCATTGGCACGGTTGGCGCAGGCACACTTGAACGAACAACGCTAATTTCCTCAAACACGGGAAGTTTTATTAACTTTGTTGCAGGCGTTAAAAACGTATTTGTTACGCAGCCAGCAAGCAAATCAATTTATAAAGACGCAAGCGGCAACGCGATTCCATTGGGATCGGCAAGTGCTACTCAATTAGACATTACAGCCCAAGGTGATCTGCGTCTGCAAGACACAACGGGTGGCGAATATGTAGCCATTCAAGCGCCTGCGACTTTAGCGTCAAGCTACACATTAACCATGCCTGTCGATGACGGCACAGCGGGTCAGGCGTTGATTACTGATGGCTCAGGTGTGTTGTCATGGTCTACCGCTGCATCAGGCGATGTTTATGGTCCCGCCTCGGCAACAGATAACGCCGTAGCTCGCTTTGATGGCACGACTGGCAAGATTATCCAGAACTCTGCCGTCACGATTGCTGACGATGGCGCGACGGTTCTTGCGGTTAATAGCGCGTCTGATGGTTTGAGAATTACGCAGATTGGTGCAGGCAATGCTCTGCTAGTCGAGGATAGTGCTAACCCTGATGCAAGTCCGTTTGTGGTGACTGCCGATGGAACTGTGATTCGTGGGTATACAAGTCCTGTCGTAACTGATAATTATGTAGGTACGCAAGGAACTCCACTTATTCAAACTCACGCTAACGCTACCACTGCTTCTGGGTTAGCTAGTTTTGTGTGGGAATCTTCAGCAGTATCTCCAGCACCATCTGTGATACTTAGCAGAAGCAGAAGCGCAACTATAGGGTCTTTTTCTTCTGTTGCCAGTGGCGATGCTATCGGGGCAATCAATTTTAACGGTGACGATGGAACTGATTTTGTTGTTGGCGCATCAATTCTCGCATCCGTAGACGGAACCCCCGGCACAAACGATATGCCCGGTCGCTTGGTGTTCTCTACTACGGCTGATGGCGCGTCTAGTCCGACTGAGCGTATGCGTATTGATTCTACGGGCGCTGTTGGCATTGGTACAACATCGTTAGGCGCTTCTTATGGTTTAAGAGTTTCTAAGACCTTTGCTGGCGACAATGGAAGCAATATCTTTTCAAGTGCCATCGGAACTGCAAGTACGCCGATAGCCGTATATTCTTTTAGAAGTACGATTGCAACAGGGGCAAATGGCGGGACTCCTTACACAATTACAAGTTTGTATGGTTATAGCGCAGCGCAAGGAACTTTGAATGCGGATAGCACTGTAACCAATCAATATGGTTTTCATGCTACATCTTCATTAACAGGCGCAACCAACAACTACGGCTTCTACTCTGCCATCGCAAGCGGCACAGGTCGCTACAACTTCTACGCTGCTGGTACGGCTGATAATTATTTTGCAGGGGATATGCAGCTTGATAAGACGGTCACTGCGGGTGGCACAACAGGCGCTCAGACTATCAACAAAAACGCAGGAACGGTCAACTTTGCTGCCGCTGCAACCTCTCTTGTTGTGACGAACAGCCGTGTTACCACAAGTTCAATTATTGTTTGTACTGTAGGCACGAATGACACTACGCTCAAGTCTGTAGCGGCTGTTGCAGGAGCTGGATCATTTACTCTACACGCTAGTGCAGCAGCCACAGCAGAAACACGGGTTAATTTCTTAATTATTAACTAAGGAGTAATAAATGAAAACGTGGTCTATTACACAATTACAGACATACCCACAGGCTGAAGGTGAAACAAACTTCGTCTGCTCCGCAGCTTGGAGCGTATCAGAGATAGTCGATGCTTATACCGGCTCGCTATCTGGCTCAACAGCGTTTAAACTTGACCCTACCGTACCGTTTACGCCATACGACCAACTAACTGAAACTCAAGTCTTAGACTGGGTATTTGCCTCAATCGGCGAGGACGGCAAAGCATCCGCAGAAGCAGACGTAGATGCACAGATTGCTTATGCACAACAACACGTTCAAACCCCTGCAATGCCTTGGAGCGCATAAATGAAAGACGTAACACTTACCCTGTCGATTGAGGAAGTCAATGCCATCATGCAAGTGCTTGGTGACTTACCAACAAAGTCAGGTGCATACCCATTGGTGCTAAAAATTAACAAACAGGTTAAATCTCAGGTCGAGCCACAGGTTGAAACGGAATGATCTGGCTGCTTTTCCTAATACCAGCCGCAATAGTCGGATTGTTTTTCTGGCTCTGTGCAGGCGTTGATGAACAGATGAAAGGGTATTAGTATGTTTGGTTTATCAGCATTTTGCCAATTACCGTTTGCATCTGTGCTTGTTGGATTGCCGCAGCCTATTCTTATTTATGATTTTCACGATGGTGGGAAACGTAAAAAACAAGAAGAAACGGAACGCAAACGATTAGCAACTAAAAACAAAGCAAAACGAGATGAGATTATTGCTTTGTTTGAACAGATTGTAGAGGGCAAGCCAAAGATTGCTGAAGAAATTGTTGCACCATTTTTAAATCAAGAATTCAATTCAATTGATTTTGATTCAATGATGCAAAATTACGCAAAAGTTCAACAAATATACGATACGTTAATTGAAATTGACGATGAAGATGTTTTGATATTTTTATGAAAAAAACATACATATACGTTAATGGCGAACTGGTTGAGAAAGGCTCAAAAGAGCATTACGAGAGCCTTGGCCCAATGGTGATGCCAGACATTCAACCCTACAAATCCATGATTGACGGGTCAATGATTACGAGCCGGTCAATACATCGGGAACACTTGCGTCAACATAATTGCTTTGAAGTGGGCAATGAGAAGATGGAAACCAAGTTGCCACCGCCTGTTGACACACGCAGGGAAGTCATGCGGCAGCAGCTGGCGAACATGACGCATAAAC